GGACCTCTTCCAAAGCCTTCCAAGGCTGGCTGCGGCCCCCATCCGGGGAAACCGAAGTTTAAGAGATGTATTCTAATGAATTGCAAAAATAACTTAACGTCTTCAACATGACTTCGAATAAACGAATGTCTAGTCGAGCATGGAGTCGACTGCTAAGCTCTTTTGCATCTCTTAATGCCATGCTCAAGGTAAAACTTGGGCGACCAGCTTTGAACCCATTGTTATCAATGGTTTCTCTGCTGGGGCGGAAGAACAACCTATCAGTTGTCAAGGTCCTTCTTACCACACTTGCTACCCTATATACTTTGCGGAAGAAAGGAGGGAGTAAGTTTTTAGTGATCTATCTAAAGGCTTGCTTCTCTCTACTTCAGCAGTATATAGGTGGCCAGAGACTGCACGACTTGACTCCATTCGGAGCTCGAGTCGGTCGAACTCATGGCGGGTGTCCTTCAATAATCCCTGCTATTCATCGCAGACGGATTCGGCAAGGTGATATCTGGTGCATTCGGTTCTGGTTGTCAATCTTTTCACTCTACCGAGTGTTGGATTGTGCACCCAAGCTGAATGTATCCACTATCACCGCCGGAAGCACAATGGAGCCCCAGTTGGGCTATGAATTTAGCGAATTCTTAGCCACCCACTTCCTGCACTCGCTATCTCGGTTCTCAAAAGCCGTGATGGGGCGTGTAAGAGGTGGGGACTGGAGCCCATTGAACTTCATGAAGTCACTCAAAGCCTTACCCTTTATGATTTCCAAAAGTTCCCCGGCGATCCGGGGTGGAAACGTACCCGGAGGAGCTCAGGCGACATCACCCGCTACTCTTCTTGCTAGTGCCCATGCTTGGTTTATCTCGCCCCTTTTCCCGTTGTTAAGGAATTGGTGTACGATGACAAACTCAAACTGGGTTATTAACAGGATAGAGGAGTGGGGTCGGACGCTATGGGTCTGGCATGATGCCTTACCCCTAGCGCCCGGCTCGCCTGGGTGCCCCTTCGAGGCAACGAACCATCTCGGTCGCCTTGGATTCAAAGAGGAACCGGCTGGTAAGGTTCGAGTATTTGCCATGGTGGATCCATTTACTCAGTGGCTCTTTAATAAGCTGCATCGCGCTATTTTTGAGCTTCTCTCCCAGATTCGTCAGGACGGTACCTTCGATCAGTTGAGACCGAT